CTTCACAATCATCCCGTGTCGAGCAATGGAAGGTAAATCAGAAAAACTATTTACGGAATCTTTGATAACTTTGGAAGCAGCCTGACCGAGACTGTCTTCAACCGCCACACTCTTATTCTCAACTCCACTGGGCAGTCTGAAGTACAGGACGCTGCCAAGACTCAGCGCGTTATAAGAAGAGGGTAAGTTGACAGCCAAGTGAGCCGCTACCGCAGTGGTGTTTGCGATATCAGTAGACGGGGTTGAGGGAAAACTGGCGACGATCGCTCCCGCTACTTTGATTTTAAAAGTTACCCCAGTACCAGTCCCCCGGATCCAGACTAACACCTCGTTTGTTCCAACAGAGGATGGAGCAACTGTCGAATCCATTGCCACCGTCTTATCAGTGTTTACTAGAAAAGTAGCGTCAGCGATAGTTACCGCTTTGAAAGTAGATCTCGCATCCGACGCCGTCAAATACCCATTAGAAGAAGAGTTGTTGTGGACTGTCTTGGCCGTGCCGTCAACAGCCGTGACGTATACCTCGCCGCCTTTTACATTGATAAAAAACTGCTCGGACGAATCTCTTACGACCGTATGAGTAAAAGCGTTACTCAAGTCGAGACTTGCCCCAGCAGATGTCTTTATCTCTCCAATGTGATTTGTGGGTGGACGTTTGATAAGCCCTCCAACAAGCAGTGGAATAGCGTTCTCTTGTGCTTCACATTGATTTGGTAGACGCTGAGAGTCCGGCTGTTGAGATACCCCTCCAGTCAAGTTGGGGACGTTATTGGTAATCAGCGGCATCAGTCAATCCTTCCCCGGGTAACGTCACCCCGAGCCACGATACGGTAAACATCATAGTTTCCAAAGATGCTGTGATCCGCTGTTTCTCCCTCGAACTCCTTGAGCAAAGCCCTTGCACGAAGCTCATCTTCTTGAGAGAAGGCGTGGTGAGCTTGGGACCCTACCATCCGATCCTGAAAGATCCGTGCGGCCCTTACAGTGATAAACCTTCGGGCTGGCTCAGGTAGATCCTCCCAAGTTAGGAGGTAGATGACTGTAGCTTCAATATCCTTCTTGAAGACGTAGGTGTTATTGGTTCGATCGAACAGCTTGTTCCCACGCTGGGTGATATCAATAAATTCTTGGAAAGAGCTGTCAGTAGATTGATTGATATCGACTCGAACTACACTGTCATCCAAGACGATATGAGAGTCGGTACTTGGAGACAGCTTGACTTTACGTTGAGTGTTGAAATGCCAACCATGAGTCTGAACTTCTCGGCTCACCTCATTGAGGATGTTTCGTGCGATCGCTGCATCCACATTCTTCTGACCGTCGAGAGAGTTGATAGGAGGTTCTCCTACCGCACTCAAGATCGTATTAACGGCCTCAAGTTCTGAGGTTCTGGTTGTTGACATCATAGACACTCCATAAGTATTAAAAAGAGGGTGGCCCCTCGGAGAGAGACCACCCCCAACTAGGAGACTCACGCTAATGAGTTTACCACAAATCGTCGTTGACGATCACGCGGTGACGATCAGCTCCATGCACGCCTCTTCACGAAGAACGCCGTGACCCATGGCGTACTTAGCCATAAGCAGCGTTCCAAGACGCTCCATGAAATACTCCTGCTCCATCGCAAGATCCATCAGCTTGACAGTACCGACAGCTTCGGTCTGGAAGATGACGCCCTTGGTCTCGGCGAAGCTGGCGTTACCGTATCCAACGCCGCCACTGCCAAACACATCGTTGTTGACGCTGGCAGAAGCATGGATTTCGCTTGCCGAAGCCGCTCCGGACGGAACGTGATTACTCTTGAGGATCTGAATACCAGCCACCGAGAGGATGTTGCCGGCTGCGATGGATCCGTTACCTTCGGGGTTGAAGTCCCGGTTGATCGCGTCCTGATTCTCATTGACGAGCTTGTAATACTCCGCAGGCGGGAGCAGACAATAACGGCCCACATCGGGAACATTCTTAGTGTCCATCAGCTCAGCAGCCAAGAAGAGGCCGGAGATGAGGGTGCCTCCAGTAGCTTCCGCTCCGTCAGCGACCTTAGTTGAGGTGATGATTTCGTTTCCGCCACCGTCAGTGGTTCCCATGTTGATAACCGCACCGCCATAGGTGCTGGTTCCATCCTCCGTGGTATCTCCGAAACGATCGGTAGTCGATCGGGCTCCGGCGATGACCGTGCGGATCAGGTTCCGGTCAGCAACGTAAGCGAGCTGACGGCCGATTTCGGTGGAGTAGATCGAGCGAACCTCATAGTGATTCTTCGCTTCATCGATATCCGAAAGGAATGCGGAAGCAGTGAGAACACCATCGATTGCGATCGTTCGCTCATTGTGCTTCACCTGAGAGAGATACTTGTTAGTACCAGTCTCATCGGAAGCATCAGCAAACTCCTGAGTGAACAGAGACTCACCCGGGGTGTGATACTTAGCGGCAGCGACCCCGGTCACCGGGAACTGAGCCGTTTTTCCGCTGCTGATCGTGCGAACACGATGCAGAGGCATCATTACATTATTCTCTTGAAACGTGGTGAGGACTTCGCCTGAAAAGACCTTCAGGAAGAGAGCGTCCGGGTCACCACCCGCAGCATTCAACGCACCGAGGCGTGAAGGCTGAACTCCATCATAGTTAAAAGTCATTGGTTTTTCCTTGGTTAGGGTTTAAGAGATATTGATGCGAAATCTCGGTAACCAAGAGTTTCTCAGTTGTCCACCGCAGCGGGCCGGGAATCGAGTTCCTCGACATCGCCATCAATGCTTCCTGCATACCATCCTTCCGGCAGCAGGACTTTATTAGAAGACAGTTCCCATGAACTACCATTCCAATAATAGACGAGGCCCCGTACTCCGGGACCCAGCCTGACGAGTCCATCATCCTCGGGGACGAATACGACTCTTGAACTTTTGCACCCGCTGATTCCAACGGCGTTGAGCAGAAGAATTAGGGGTAGAATCTTTAGAACGCACCGGGCCAGCCCGCTCTTCAATCCAAAGTCGGATGATGGGAGCCAGAAGCTCGCCGAGTGCAGAAAATATCGCATGAAACATTACTCTTTGGGAGCCTGCTTCTTCAGGGTCAAGCGTGCTCCGGTGTATCCAAGTGCAACCAGTGCAGATTCGATGAGCCCTACAACTTGTGCTGCCGCCCCCTCAATGGGGAGAACTCCGCTTGCCACGAAGGCACCAAGAAGAACCGCAGCCAAAGCCAAATAAAACTCTGTAGTTTTGTACCCGGGTTTATTAGCCATAATTACCTCACAAAATGTTTGAATTGGAAAGGCGATCTTCAACGTCCTTCCGGTATGCCGGATCCTTCGAGTATCGAGGGTCCTTCATAGCGGTAGTCAGCTCAGCCAAGGATCGGAAAGCCCCAGAAGCTCCCTGTGCGCCTGTGCTTCCCTGAATCAGTGGGGCTCCGTTTGTACCTGTTTCTGAACGCCAACGGGCCGCGAGACTACGAATCGCAAACATCATTTGATCATTCGTGCCTTGAGTAACTGAGTCATTAAAGGCGTCCTGATCTCCTTCTGTTAGATTCTCAGCCGCCCACTCGATCATGGTTTCGTAGTTATCTTCTCCGCCTACTTCGCTGTAAACAGAACTGAACTGCTGCTCCATGACCGCCTTCTGGCCCTCAACGTACGCATCAATCATTTCTCGGGGGAGCCCCATATCGGAAACAATCCTCTGCCGAGAGGCTTCAGACACATCTCCGGTCTCACTAAATTCATCGCTGAACTCGCGGAAGGACTCTACAGAAAGCGGTTCAGAAACTCCATCAGTTTCCTCAGAGCCCTCAGATCCATTTTCCTCAGACTGTCGCTGCTTCGTGAACTGTGATTGCAGCTCCGAGTAGGCCCTTGCCAGCTCTTCGGGCGTGCCGAACTTCTCAGGAAGCCACTCGGGTCGTTCGTCATTAACTTGTTCTTCTTGTACTTCCGCTTGCTCTTCCTGCTCAAGGTTGTTGATATCCTGCTGGGAAAGAGGACCATCTTCGGGTGCGGGGACCTCAACTCGCTGAAACTCAGCCATTCGCGTTCTCCATTTGTCGTGAAATTGCCTCGATGACATTCGGACCAGCCTGCTCGGCCAAAGCCTGCTGCTGGGACTGCTGCATCATAGCCGCAATTTCTTCTTCGGTTCTCACAAGTCCGTCAGTGTCGATGCCTAATGCAGACGCTCGACGGTCCATGTATTCTCTGATATTGATGTACTGACCCAGAACCTGCGGTCCAAGAACCTGCGCAATTCCTGCAAGGTAGACATCTAGCTTATTCAAATCGTTTCCTCGACCAAGGGCCTCAATGCCGGTGATGATCGCGGGTGTGACTTTATCTCTTGGGATCTTGGGGAGCTTCTTGGTTCTCTCCATGCGATCCATAATTCTGTTTACGAGGGGGAGTTGGAACTCTTGACTCAGTACTGAGTAGATGCCCCCGAGTTGCCTTTCGATTGACTGCGTTACGAGTCGGACTTCTTCGGCCGTAACACGATCTGCATTACGAATTGTTGATTCAGTAAGAAGGAATGCGTAAGAAAGACGCTCTGTAATTTGCTGCATCGTGCTGAGTGAAACCGAGAAATCATTCGATTTGTTTGTTTGCAGAACAGTGACATCATTGGCGGTTCCCTCTCGGATTGCCCCATTGGGAGACTCGGCGAGTGTCCTCGCACGGGTTGTTCCATTCGGATTAACGAGGAACAGGACCTTCGAGGCAGCAGCAGCTCCCTCAACAATCGCCTTGGTCAGCCCCTCAAGACTGGCGAGGTCTCCATAATACTGTTCAATGTAGCCTCGACCATAATCTTCACCATCCACCCTCATCATTCGGAGGGCAATAAATGGCGAAGTACCTTTCTTGAATTTTTGCTTGGTCTCTTCGATGACCTTGCCGCCGACCTCTTGAGTGATCTCAACACTGCCATCAGGCATGAGTTCCTGTTTTGTGTAGAGGTCAACGCTGTCTTCATATTCCGCGATGTTTGCTTCCACATAACTCCGGATCTCCTCCGGGAGAACGATCGGAGAAATGGACTCCTTCATGATGATGCACATCGGAGTTCCCATGGGATCTCGTTTTACGATGTAGCGATCCAAGTGGATCACCCGCATGGGTCCTTCTTCAGGCAGATATAGGAGTACGTTTCCAGTGACGACGAGATGCCGTAGGGCCTCGAAGGTCCCCACGCGGATGTTATTGACTTCAATCTCGCGGGCGACCGCTCTTTCAATTTCAGAGAGGGAGGACTCTACTTCGGTTTGAATTTTGGGGTCGATCGCCGCGAGCTTATCCTTTTCGCGTTTATCCAACACGAGCCGGAAAAAGGGAGAATTAGGGGGTAGGAGAGATAGGAGGAGGGCGGAACTCAAATTAGAAACGCCTCTGGCTCCTACACTTTGATATGGGGTTTGGAACTTTTGAGAGCCGTTCTTACCCTCATCCGTGAGGATGGTGGGGATCGTGAGGCGAGAGGAGTCTCGACCCCTTTGGAGGTAAGGAGATCGCTGAGACTCACACTTCGCGTACATCGACGCAATGGAACCTTGCTCTAACATGATTTTTTCCTAATTGTTTACCGATCCACCGCCATACTCGCCAGAGTTTAGGCGGGGAATCGTGAACATGCTCTTCCCAGAAGAAGCACTAGCTCCGCGACGCCGACTCGCTCGGGTTCGGGCACGCTTCTGAGGATTCTTTTCTTCTGGGATGAAAGTCGAAGGGGTGGGTGGAGCCTGCAAAATCACGGGGGCTGGCTGTGGGGGAGGTGCCACGGGAGGTGGGGGAGGCGGAGGAGGTGGCGGTGGCGGCGGCATCTTTGGAGCTTCTCGACTTCCTAAACACATATCACTTCCCTCCTAAAAGGCTGTCTTGTTGTTCTTCAAAAATCTTATTGAGTAGGCGCACGACCGACCGTTGACCGCTCGCATGCCAAACTCGCTCTTGGGCCCACCCTAGATCAGGGGTTTTCTCCGGAAACCTCAAGTTCAGTTCCCGGATAATCGCCTCAGAAATCAGAGGGAAACCATCAGTGTTTTCGTTCTTCATTCCTATAGTCACCCTTTTCGTTCAGTGAATATGCGTAAAGCAAGATGCTGTAGTTAATTAGGTCCAAAACTGTGTCCTTCAAAGCCTCGTCTTTGGTTTTGAAAGATCCATTATGAATGAACGTAATCAATCTAGATATCTTATCGGTCATCCGGACCATGAATCCCGTTTTAGTATCCGTAATACCCAGCCTCTCTACCCGTGTGAAATTAAGGAATGGATCCGTTTCATCCTTACCCCCACTGTAATCGTAGTTCTTGGCTCGCATCAGCGTGATGGCCTCCCTACATAGGTTCTCGTGTGTTTCTAAAAGTTCTTTGCGTGTCATGGGTTCCATGGTTTCACTTCTCCTTTTCCGAAGTCGTATTCGCCCCATCTCAGAATCCGTGCGACCCGAGCTTGGATTAGGGCGTCCTCTTCCGCCAGCCCCTTATTTTCGTATTCCTTGACCACCTCTGACCACTCCGCCTTTTTAAGTGCGGCTTCCGCTTTTTTGGGTCCTATTCCCGGGCAACCGGAGTACCCATCGACCGAGTCTCCAGTGAGAGATTGGAGGAGGTGATTGTAATCAGCCTGATCGGGAGTAACTTCGATGATGCCCTCTTCAGATCGGTTGGGGTAATAATGAAATCCGGGGATGGTCATCAGATCTTTATCGATCGTTACAATTATCTTTTCCCCGGAGATCCGTCCCAATCCCGGATACCCCGCCAGAAGACCTAGGACATCGTCACCTTCGAGATCTTCGATTTCGTAGGTGGAGTACACATCTCTGCAATAGGATTTGAGACCCGCGAAGGTAAGAGGCTTCCTCTTATTCTTTCTGTTGTTTTTGTACGTCGGGAGGATTTGTTTCCTCCAGTTTTGTTTACTGGAAAAAGCGAGGATGACACTTTCGGCACTCAGCTTTTCCTTGATATCGGAGATCCATCCATCAAATCTCTGCTTGGCCTCTCTGAAATCCGAGTGGAGTGTCCATACGTCATCTCCCCAATCCACGGCATGTTCACACGCAATCGATACCTCGTACAAAACAATATCGCCATCTATCAAAAGAGTCCTAGGCATAGTCTTCGTCCTCGGAGTTTCCTCCAGCCTGAATGGCGATCTTTCCTAGTTCTATCAAGCCGACACAACTGTGATACGAACCGGAAAAAGAGATAGTTAGATCCTCGGTTTGCGAAGTGGACTGCATGGCCCCGATGAAAACCAACTCATCGAACCTTGTTTGGAGTACCTTGATCAGCTCTTCGGTGGTTACAAAATTCAGGTCTTCAGACATTTCCGATATCCTTGTGTTGCCGCATCCTCGATCTGATTGACTCCCTCATCGCGGATTTAAAAGGGTATTTCAGGTAGATCATGAGAAGCTCTGCCTGAGCCTTTTTCTCTACAAGATGTTCAATAAGTTTTTCGCAAGTTTCATACGCCATGTTTTTGTGCGTGTACCAACGGAAGACGGTCTTTCCAGCCTGAGTCTTTCTTTTTATTACGGAAGCCTTTCCGCCTAAAATACGGAATAAACTTTCAATCGTAATTCTTGAGGTAGATTCAACTGAAATTCTCGCAGATGAGGGTTCCAATGAAAAACATCCCTCGCCATCGATGATGCCAGCACACCACGCCATATCAGTGAGTCTCAGCCCAGTTTCTTCCGACCTTGAACTCACCGTCGAGGGGGCACTGGAATTTGAGGTCTTCACCGGCTTGCTTAATTTGTTGTATCGAAATCCTCCCGACATCTTCCGCGATCTCCTTGCGTACTTGATATTGGATTTCATCGTGAACGTGGGCCACCTGCATCACTTGATCTAATCCCCATCCTTGGAGTTTGATCTCTCGATCGATGAGGCAGGTGGTTTGTTTCACCGCAATCGCACCGGCGGATTGTAACAAAGTGTTCAACGCAGAGTGTTCCGAACGGATCACCAGCTTCCTTCCGTCGATCCCTATCAGATATCCGTGGGTGCCGAGTCGGTGCTTTATCGCTTCAATAATCTTCTTCAGAGCGGGCATCTTGGCGAAGAACTTTTCCTTGAGTTCTGCTCCCTGTTTTTTCCCGCCTCCTACAAGCGAACCTATTTTCATGTCACCCGCCCCATAACACAGGGCGTAGATGAATGCCTTCGCAGTTGATCTCTCTTCGAGACCCGCAGCCTGACGATTGGCCTCGTGAATATCTCCAGAGGTAACCTCTTGGGCGTACTTCCCTCCATCGATCGGGAAAGTGTAATGCGCCAAACATCGAAGTTCCAGAGAACTGAGATCCACGCCTACTAATCGATACCCATCCGGAACCGTAAAAAGAGACCTGCATCTTTCTCCGAATGGAGCGGACAAGCTCGGAACCTGCGCCATATTCGGGCGGCTGTGCGTGCATCGAGTCGTAACCGCCCCACAGGGGTTCACCCGTCCGAAGATCCGGCCGCCGGTTTCCGCCTTCATCCAACTCTCTTTGCCATCGGATATCTGACCGAGACGCTTCGTGATAGTTAGGAAGCGGATCATCAGTTCGGCTTCCGGGTAATCCAAAGAGGAAAGGACCGCCTCATCCACTTTGGGTTTCCCATCGCCAGTGAAGTCTTTGGGCTTCCAACCATGTTTTTCAATCAACCCCTTGGCGATCTGATCTCGACTGCCGGGGTTGAACGGGATCCTCTTCTTTCTCAGATCCCCCCGAATGAGCAACTTACGCTGCTTCGCCGGTGCGTCCTTTTTTAAATTGAACCTTTCACCACTGACCGGGTTCAACCAAAACTCGGGCGTCTTCATATTGATGATCTGCGCTGGAAAACTAGCTTCGAGTTCTTTTCGCAACCTATCTCTCTCTCCGAGGAGATCTGCGTGAAGTTCTCTTGCGGCTTCCACGTCGAAAGCGAACCCGTTTCTCTCTTGTTGAAAGATGATTTCCGCGAACTCGTGTTCCAGCACCGTGGGGTTTTCTTCATAACCCTCTTTCTCGATCCTATCCCATAGAGCCTGTGTGACCCTGACATCTTGGATGCAGTATTCGGCCATCTCCTCGGTGAAATCGTCCCAACTTTCCGTCTCGCCGAAGTCCCCCTTGAGTATCCCGAGCCTCACACCCCAAGCCTTCAGTGAGTGACGACCAAGCAACGCTCGGGGGAAATCAGGGATTTGCCAATCTTCGTTTTGAACATCAGGCCAAAGCATCCTCGCCATGACGAGTGTGTCTCGAACGCATGATTGAGAAATATCCCACTCAGGGTATAGACGTTTGATGGCGGGGATATCAAAGTTCAGGATGTTGTGGCCGACAATCACATCTGCAAGTCGCAGAATTTCTAGTGCCTCTTCAACATCAACGATCTTCGGATCTTCTCCGGGCCTGCCCAGAGCGATGCAATGAATTTTTTCCAACCCCAACAGGGTTCTGAAATCTTTTATTGCATTGGTCTCAATATCAAAAACAATCGTATTCATTCTTCTCCTTCGGTTTCCGGGATCTGGAAGTTGTTATCAATCAACCATTGACGGATAAAATCATCTTCAATAAGTTTTTCTTCAAGTCGTTTCAGAGTGCCCCGGAAAGCATTTTGAATTACTTGACGGCATACGAACTTTCCCTCCTCCTTACTAATCCATTTGGCGATCCTCTCCCACGATGCGATCTCTCCATCTTTCAATTCGATTGGACACGTCTTCCCAGTATCCTTTTGTAGAATTTTTCCACGCTCCCATTGGCCCGCCGTTGTGGACTCTCGCCCGGGTTTCCCATGATCCCCCTTCGCACCATCGATCCCAGTAGGCACAGATGATTTGTTCTGCGTACTCGATTTTTCGCACATCTCCATACTCACCTCCAATCCTCGGGTTGTGTTCCACGGCATCAATCCAATAGTCTTCCGATATCTGATATGGGCCGATGCTTCTACCTCGGTCACCAACCGCGTACTCCGGGAAAAGTTCTCCGCCAGTTTCTTGCTCTCGGATGGCATCGAGAAGCTCTCGAAAATCTTCAGGCGTTGATACCCGGGACACGGACAGCCTCCTCTCCAAAGAACTCGGTGAGGCGTCCAGTTCTATCATCATATTCAAGAGTCCCGGCGACTCCGGTGAGTCCGGCGTAACGGTTCTTGAGGACGCGGAGTACGAGTCGATTTGATTCTTCTTCGTTTTGTTGGTCTCGCTCGCATCCGATGACCGCATCAGAAAGCTGCGCGATAGCATGAGAGCCACGCAACTGAGCAAGGCTAGTATTCCCACCTTCTTCATGTGATTTTCCCTCTGGGCGTCGAAGGTGTGAAACCAATACGAGGTGGACGCCCGTTTCTTCGACCAGACTCCGAAGTCTAGTCATCGTATTGTCGATCATCCGACGCTCATCGCCAGACTCCAGCGCGCTCACCACGATGGATAGGTGGTCAAGGAAGATGAATTTGCAATCCATCGCCTTCGCCATGTATCGAATCCTGTTTAACAAGTTCGAGGGGTCGATCGATCCCCAGTGATCGTAAAGGACCATGCGACCAGAACCCACCGTCGCATCGAATGATTCCTTTTTGGTTTCGTTACAGATATCGTGTTGGTGCCACCGGAACGGGGGGATATTCATGTACAACCCCATGATGTGTTCGGCTGTGCGTTCACAACTCTCCTCAAGTGCGATGTATCCAACACGCTCGCCTTGATTCAAGAGGTAGTAGGCGAGTTCCCGAGTGACACTGCTTTTCCCAGTGCCCGTCCCCGCAGTGAGAGTCACGAGTTCTCCGCCCCGCATCCCCATTAGTTTGTCATTCAATCCCGCCCACGGGTATTCGATCTGAGGTTCAGAACCCGTGCTGATGATCTTGTCCCAGATCTCCTCTCCGGGTATCACCCCATCGGGGCGGAAACTTTTCGCACTGTAGATGGCATCGACTAGATCTTTTACCCGGTTCGACACGACACAATCGTTCGCATCTTTCTCCGGTAGGCTACTTACGATTTTGGCCTTGCCGGGCGAAAGCATTTGAGCCGCCTCGATTGCAGCCGCCCGCCCTTGAGGATCGTGATCGAAACACAAAACGACTGAATCAAAGTTCTCAAGCCAGTCGATGTTTTCGGCAATCACCTTGGCGGCTGACTTCGCCCCATTCGGTATCGAAACCACCGGCCACTTAAGGTTAAAGGATTGGGAAACGGAAAGGGCGTCGATCTCACCCTCAACGACAGTTACCATTTTTCCACTATCGCGCCAGAGGTGCGCGCCATACAAACCAATCCTTGAGGTATCGCCTACCCATCGGAAAGTTTTATCACTGAACCGCAGTTTCTGAGCGATGATCCGGCCTTGGTTGTTGCAATAGTTCGCAACGTGTACAGGCTTGCCGTTGAAAAATCCGATCCCGTACTTCCATTTTTCACAAGTCTCCTTGGTCAGATTCCGTTTCTCAATCGCTGATATTTCAAATTCAATAAGGTCCGGCACTTTGTGAGTCTCCGAAATTTCTTGTGGTCTGCCGTCTCCGTGTTCGTAATGGGAACATCCGAAACAAAAAGCGTGCCCATCGGAATAACGTGCGAGATTATCTTTACTTCCACAGTTTGGACATGGCTCGTGGCGAAGGAAGGTGGTCAACTTCGGTTACCTCCAGCTCAATCCCGGGACTATCCCCGAACTCTTTCGACATGCTCGCCCATATGATTTGGTCGTCGTCCCACCACACGATTTCATTAACAACGTCGAGAGTCTTGAAATAATTATCAACGTCACCTCTTGGGTGGAGCCGCTTCGTTTTCTTGGGAGGACGGACGATGAATCTCGCGGTGACGATAACCATCCCGTTGAGGGGGAAGCATGGAGGAAGTTCGCAAAGTTGAAACAGAGCCTCGGCTTCTTTACGAAACTGAGTATATCTCTTGCCGAAGTAGATCCGACCCGAACGAGTAAACCGTGGTCTGCTCGCCGGGACCGGATCAATCGGGAGAAACAATTTCCAGCACGAACCGACTTTGGATACGGAAACATCAGAATCCGAAGGCATCTTCTTGGGGGACCTCTTGTGAATCCTCAACCGAATCAGAAGACTCCGTTTTAAATGTGCCTCCTTCATCAAATTCCCAGTTACCGACGCTTCCCGTGTACTCTTCGAGAGAGTGGACCATGACCGCCTTGATGCGAAGGGTGATCCCCACTCCAACCGCAGGAGAGTTGTACCCAACGACCTCGGCTCCGATTTGAATTCGAGACCCCGCACCGATCTGCTCGCTCATTGGGTTGCCCGAAGAATCAAGAAGCACAGGACGCTGCTCAAATTGATTTCCGCGGGAACCGCCGATAGCCTTGAGCTTGAATTTGAAATCAAAATCCCCACTCGGGCTGCCGTCGTCATCCTCTACTTCTCGCCACGGCATCGGCGCAATCTTCATCTTCTTGTTTTCAAGTGATGATTTGTACTCATTGAAGTGCTTCGTCAACTTCTCGATGAAAGGTTTGGCCTCGCCACCATTGAGTCGCAACTTGACTTCGTAAACTCCGTCAGGGTCAAACTTGGTTTCGGGTTTGTTGAGCTTCGGCCACACGGCTGATCCGACTGGACTCGTAATTCTTTCTCGATAATTCATTTTGGTCTCCTATATGTTGAAATAATAATTCGATCGAAGCACATCTTCGATATTCAAACTTCCTCTCGGCGGAAGTTCAGGTAATGATACTGTCGATGGAAGCTGGCACGCAAGTTGGTTGGCGAGGATCTCCATTTGGTTCTGCGAGAACAGTTTCACAGTTGACTCACGGATGCACTCGTGAAGAACATCGACGTTACTCGCGTGGCAACTGATTGAATCGTGAACGTCCTTGATTTGATTGATGCCCCGCGAAGAAGCGGTGTTGACGATCTCTCCAAGAAGACCTCCGAGCCCGTCGATACTGTGAATGAAGTTCGCACAAATTGCGTTGACGGTTTTTCGTCGATTTGTTTTTCCATTCGGCACGCGGATGCGATGTTGTCGAAGGGTTCCCCCGACGAGAGTCTTCACCGCTTGTTTGTTTGTCTTTTCGTACAGCATCTTCACCGGAAATCCCAGTGGAGTAACCCATCTCGGAGTGATCTTGTTATCTACAAATAGAGTTGCACATTTCCGGAGCCAGTCCATCCCAACCCGGGCGGCATGCACCTGCTCGTCGATGCTTTCCCAGATGATCCGTGCCAAAAAGTTACACGGACGGTAGGTTTCATCACCAAAGGGATTCTGTTTCCCGGATTTCAGTTGATCGTAGAACCAATCCGCCGTGTAGGTCCGGCAACTGTAGAACGTGGATCCATACACCAGTGTCATCGTAGGTCGTTTTGTGGCGCGTGAATCCACTCCGAAATCAATCCAGCGTTTAGCATAAGGATCATCGGATGATTTCAATTTTCGATTCACGATCTCAGCGACCGCCCCATAAATGCTTCGAGGTCGATCACCCGGAGTTACATTCACCGACTCCGCACCCTTGGGATCCAGCAGCAACATGCTGTAAATCTGAAGCCCTTGGTTGGTCGCATCCATCGAAATCGGAAGAGTAGATTTGAATGAAGATCCCTGATCGTGCATCTTCGAGATCTCGGAACAGGTCGCTCGGAACATCCAAGGATCTTCTGCGTCGGTCCAAGTGAGGTTGTCGTGAGGAGATCGACCGATTGATTTGATCAATTCGATATTCTCTTCCGCCCACTTCAATCGATCTTTGTAAGGTTGTTTATCCAATCCCCACTTGGACGCCGCCGAGACGTAGAGCCACATGGCTCCTGAATCCGTTATCGGTTCCCCACTCGAAAAACGCAGAAGTGATTGGACGTAACTGGGTCCTTGGTGCTGCAAAAAATTCGGAACAGAATATCCTCGACCCCGGAAATCCACCTGACGTACAAACGAGAGTTCATCTTCGTGAAATTTTTCACAAAGGTTCATCACCCTCATCACCTGTATTCGTTTGGATTTCATTCGTTCATTATCGAAATGAACCCTCGCCGCCCGACGCCTCCACTTCGCCCGTGATTCAGCGTTGTGTGAAATGTCGCTGGGTTTGTTCGGAACCGGATCATCTTCGATTGACGGGACGCCATCAACCGGGAGGTTCCGATCCCAGCACGTCTTCAAAACATCGAAAGATTCAGGATCGATGCGATACCTCACACGCTGCACCGTGTTCAGGGCGTCGTAAAACTCCGGCATGGGGCATGCCCCAAGCTCTTCGAGAAAGGATTTATCGAGAGTCTTGACGAGCGGACGACGCCGGAATCCCATACTTGAGTAACCCCCGATGTATGGATTATTCCAATCCACCGCAGGCTCGACGCTGGGTAGCCACACCGGGTTCAGCGGTTCACGATAATCGTGGGCGGACCGCATCCAATCGATCAACTCGTCGGTCGCCTTCACGATCGTATAGGTTTTACCGTTTGGATCACGTCGAGTTACTGTTTCGATGATCCCCGTGGACTGACGCAATAGTTCAATGCAAGTGAGGCCAACAGAAGCGGCTTCTTCACGCGACCAAATCGAAACCACCAGCTTGTGGTATCGAATGGTTTTGTTCATGAATTTCGATCGAGATTTTTTGGAAGTCTGTTTGGATAACTCTCGATTGATCTGGTTCCACAACGCAGGCTCGTCTTCTTTCACCTTCCGCCATTTGATTTCGTCCTCGATCAACCGGCCGATTGAGATCGCCGTACTCGCAATCTTTTTTTCTTCACTGATGCAATCGATGATGGCTTGCGAGGTCAATCCGGAAACAATCGTAGGAGGCAACTGCGACAGGAGCGGATAGGCACGGTGTCTTCTCCCCGGCGTTTTCTTCGCCATGCGCAGCCAGTTCTTCAAGGCGGCTGACATTAGTCCGATCGATTCACTCAGCAGATGTTGGCCGACTCCCGTCGTGGATTCCAGAGATGTTTCCCTCGCTCGTTTTATTTTGTGGAGGTATCGATCCCTCCCGAGCGCAACCATCTCGTCTTCGATTTTCGACTGATTATTTTTTTTGAATGACACGTTCGATTCCACACATCCTTGCGTTGTGAACCGGATCAGCATACAAGTAATTGATTTTGTAAAACTTTTAGTTGAGGGACCTCGGACAATAAGTGGAGTTCAAATCCCTCCTCCGGTACCACTCGTGGACCACACTCCTCTGTGATTCGCAGTATACATAGATTCGTGCGGGAGTTGGTGCCGATTATGAAGAGGCGGGGGCACACATCCGGGCACATCCTAATCTTCATACGTCTCCAAAGTATCGATGGCGTCCGATAGGTTTTTCGGAGCGAGATGCGAGTACCTCAAGGTGGTTTGGATATTCCTGTGACCCGCTAAAGTTTTTGCCTCCACGAGACTCCGGCCCGATTGAATCAATCTGCTGATGAAGGTGTGGCGGCAGGTGTGGAACAGCGGAAGATCGTCGATTTCAAACTCCCGATCGCCGGAAGCCGACCACTTATCCTTGAAGTTCTGGACGAACCTATCGATCTGCTGGGATGAAAAGTTGAAGGGGATCGAATCAGAGGATTCACTCTTCCGAGTGAAGATCTCGAACACTCTCGTAGTCATCGGGATGGAACGAGTTACTCCCGCCTTGTTCTTTCCGGGATCGCCCAAAACGATATATCGGTTTTTGAAATCAATCTCATCCCACTGGATGGAGAGTAGTTCCCCCCGCCTCATTCCGGTATCAATCAGGATCGTGAAGAAATCCGCAAGCGTGTGAAACTTATTCGACGAGGCAGCCCACTCACGCATGGAGGTGATTATCTGTTTTTCTTCGATGCGCGTGTACCACCTCAGACGACCGTCAGGTTCCTCTTCGAGCTTGACGGTGGGCTTCGATGAAATGATTTCATACCGCAGGGCGTAGTTCAAAATCTTTGAAACGAGAGTCAGCTTGCGGTTGATGGTCGCCGGACTATTTTTCTCGCGGTTTCGGAGATGAATTTTATAGGTATCCAAATCAAACGCTTGGATATTTTTCAACAGGGTGTCTTCACCGAAATACTTCACGACTTTCATCACGCGGTTGTAAGTGTGGTCGCTGGACTTTTGATACTTCCAATCATTCTCGTAAACAAAATCAGCCATCGCCCCGAAAGTTCTAGGCAACCCCTTCTTGTTACGAGACCCCAAACGCAAATCCTCCTCCTCAACTTCCTCCCCTTTCCGGATCGCACGCCAAGCCTTCAACTGAAACTCCTCGGCCTGCTCGAACGTAGGAAATTGTTTCCGGATCCTTCGATCTCCCTTGGAAACCGAAACCTGAAAACTTTTTCCGCGTGGTTTTATTGACATAAAATTTTCTCCTTTGCAATCTCTGGAACAAATTTTTGTGGGACAACAAGCTCCCAACTTCTTCATGGACGAGGATGAGGAGGGTCCCAGCCCCTGCTATAACGCGCAGTCAGTCGGTGCGCCAAGTAAAAAGTGATGCGTGATTTCTTCCGGCCGAATGCGCATCCCTCGGCCTCAAAGGAGTCTATTCGTCCTCCGGGGAATCATCGTCATCCCCAAAAGACAGGAAGCGAATGTCCTCGTCAGTATTGGACGATACTAGCAGTTTCAAATACTCGAACTCGTCGGCGGTGAGCATGGAATCCTTGGCGTCATCAAGAAGAAGCTCCCGGGCCCACTCCTTCGCGGCCTTGATCCTCCCGTCCTTGATGAGTTTCCGAATGATCGACATTCGGTTCGTCCAGTTCATCGCCATGATTGTACTCTTTCTCGAAATCCACTACAACCCGGTGCTGATCATCGTCCCACTTGACGTGCGCCACCATGATAACCTCCGAAGGTTTGGATATTCGATGACATCGCACCGTGTACTTCAAGATTCGGTTTCGGTGAACGGTCTGAATCAAGATATCCAGCTCCTGATTGAACGCCTCATGTGGATCTTGAGGTTCCGAAACCCCAAAGGTCATGATCGGCTTGTTGCCACGCAGGACTGCAATGAAATAGGTATTCACAATCGGAACCTCTCGGGGTGTTTCTTCGGATACTCGCAGAGTTTTCCATCGACGTGAACGAGGATCGGCCTCAAAAACGGATTCGTACTCCCGAGTTTGTCGGTGTGGTTTTCATATACATCTGTGAGTAGTCTCACCCTCAGTTCATGCGTCGGCAGTTGCTCAAGGAGCTGGATCGGGCATCCAAACATGAACGAGAAATCTCGAAGGGTTTCCATCTGTCTCAGATGGATGTACATCGGAGTGAATTCGCTCATGATTTACCCTTGTCCACGGCGGATACCCCGTACCCGTTCGTCGTGATTGATTCTGCGATATCGCGGATGATCGTGATGATGGTGCGAATGATCTTCATGCTTCACCTGCTTTATTCATTGAATAGCCGCCGACCACTTCGACCATGGCATCCAGTTTGTGCGAGACGGTCCGATCTTTTTTATTCCCACCGATCGAGGGGTGGAATGTGAATCGCACGATACTAGAGAACCCGTCATGGATCGTATCGACTGGCAGGAGGTTGGTTCCGTTGATGATCACATCTCCGGGTCGGATATCTTTGGCGTACTTGTAGGTCTTGTCACCCAATGTGATGACCCGGTCCCGATTCGCTTGAAAGATGATTTCCACGAACTCGTGTTCCAGCCGGATTTTTATATCGGCCCGCTTGAGAGCTTTCTTCACGGTTCCCTGGGACACGCCGTACTCTTTGGATAGATCCCAGAGGCCGATGCCGTTGGAATACTTTTCGGCAATCTCCTCCTCTTTACCCAGTAGCTTAGTTACCCGGTATCGGCGGGCTTGGCTGTCAATGATCCTCTGGATAGGTCCGGGAACGAATCCGTCACCCTTGCCCGCGATGCGGTCCAGAATCCAGATCAACTGGTGGTCCGGTATTTTTTCCCGGCAGTCATCGGACCGATTCCGTTCGGATGCTTCGGCAGCAATGGCCTTGATGGTTTTCAGTGTTAGGTCTTTCATGGTGTTTCTCCGTTGATTGTTTGGGAAGGGTTCAGACCTTGAGGGCTTCAATCAATTCAGCATCGGACATATTCTTGATCCAGTCCGCTACCGGGTCGAGTTCCTCACCGATTGCCAGAAGCGTACTCGTGTCGATATCGGGGGAGTGTTTCAGGATGGCAGACAGGATGTCATTCCCGCTCGGGCGGGATTCGATGCCCTCGATGTAGGCGTTGATCTCTCGCCACAGTTCACGCTTTGCAACGTGTCCGTGGCTGAATACGTTACGCTCCCCGCCGCCTCTCGTCATCTGACACAGGTTCCAGCCGCCGTATGCCCCGGAAAGGGTATAGGTTCCGGCGTTGACGACGGCCCGATTGCGGCCTTCTCTCGTCTCTCGTGCAATCGTCCCATCATCGTTTAGTTTGTACGGTTCCTCCGCGTGACCGGTGATGCGGTTCAAGTATGCGATTCGTCGCCTCAAGTCTGCTTTGGTGATGCGGTCCATGGTGTTTCTCCTTTGAGTGTTTGGGAAGTGTGGGAACTGTTGGGAACGATTAGACGCAATCCCAGTAAGTCTTTACGAATTCGCCATCTACGACGTGACCACAAGTCATGTTCCCGTGATGATTCGTATACACGGCATCGCCAGTGTATCCCTCGGGCAATGCTTGCCCATTGTCGTCGAATGACACGAGCTCTCCATCATCGATTGCGTTCTGGATTGACTGAAGATCAGGCCAGACCCCCAGAGATGCGCCATCGTCTTCATGCGTTCCCAAATAGCAGTATGGTGGGACGTGGTGAGTTTGTAGGTGGTCGATAACATCGCTCTGGATCTCTTCGAGAATTTCGTGGGTGACGCGGGATGGCCATTCGTACTGCTCTGGGAGGGTGTCTCCGATAAACTCGAAAACGAAGCCCCGGGACCTCAGTTCGCCGTAGACTAGAAGAGTTCTTCTATGATCGACGTGCATCAATTCCCAGAGAAGCGCGCTGAGAGTTTCATTGATGAGAAGGGTGTTCTCGATGATGGGGCCAATGGAAAGCGTGGCCTTTTCGGTCTTCATTGTGTTATCCTTTGAGCTATCGGGAAGTGTGGGAAGTGTGGGGGATTCAATAATCCGCGTTACATTCTGGGTGACAGACCACCGCCTGCCCTGTCGCCTTTAGTGTAGTGTGGAATGCTCCGTCGATCCATTCGCCGCCGTCGATGTGGTCCTCCAAATGACATGTCGGATTCGGATCCCATCCGGAACGGAATTCACCCGCCTCATCGACGCATTCACCATCTTGATCGACCACATGCCATCCGATCATCCAGTCGAGGAAACCGATCTCCGCCAGATTGTCCGCCTTGAAGGCGACGCATCCGCCATAGTTGCCCCTCGCGTCTCCTCCTCGGTGAAGACAGACGACGACGTAAACATCATCCCTGTAGTACCATTCGTCCATCTCCCCATCTCGGGTGTAGATGGAGAATGTGAAGATAGAGGAGAAGTCCTGCTCATGGTTGTACACGTTCTCACGGCAAGCATGGACGTATTCATCGTCTTCAATGGCGTTGATCGCATCAAGCACATCTTGCTCATGATCCCATCCGTGGAATCCCTCGTCCCAAGATGGGACGCATTCGGGAAGATCCAGATCGACGGATTCTCCGAGCAGGGAGTGTAGCCACACTTCCGTGTTGATGCTCGCGTCGCTCATCCATTCGCTACCATTCTCGGGGGTGAGAATCATGGGTTCGGTTTGGTTTCTCATCGTGTTCTCCTCTGAACTATCGGGAAGTGTGGGGAAGTGTCAATGGCCGAGCCAAGTGAGTAGAACGCCGGGGCCGTGCGGGTCGTCTCCGAGTTTCTTGCAGTCCGCCATGAACTCATCCAATGCGATTGTGAGATCATCAAATCCGTGTCGATCCAGTTCGGAGAGGATCTCGACGATGCTCGGTCGATGCTCGCGGGCGTCTTCGTAATTCATGGGGTGTCCTTTGATCTATCGGGAAGTGTGGGCGGGAAGATGCCCATGTCCTAACAGTAACTACATCGGTCGGTGGTGTCAAGTCTCTGAAGGGAAATTCGGGAAGAATGCAAAAAAACACCCCGACCGAACCACGGCAGTCCGTGAAAATTTTCACGAATGACATGGTCGCCGGTCCCCATCTTAGAGGGATTCCAGATCCCCCCTCGATGCTACTGGTGAAGTCTCCGGGGGCCCGGTGTGTCTCGGAATGTGCCCGCTCGGATCTTATTGACAATCCGATGTCATTAGGGGGCCCCCACGGGGGCAACTGTGCGATTTGCGTTCTTGTGTTGGGCTGTCAGATTTTTTGGTCAAACATTCTGGGTCCCCAAAGGACTCACAGAAACGACCACGGCCTTTGGAATCGCACAGACACTACCACAGACCTTATCTTCTTCATCCACTGAGATGGACCCGATCATGACGATGTATTCATCATTGTCTTCAATGATCCATCCCAGAGTTTGAATAGGAGAGGGCTCATATTCAAGAGCCTCCTCGATGGACATCCAAGCCCCATCAAATGACGTAATGTCATTCCATGTGACTAGCACGGGCTTTTTGATATCCACGGTGTCACCTCTTATCAGTAAGGGAGCATCCTCTTCTCTTCTTTCTTCTGAATTGCAAGGCTCCTCTTGGACCTACGCTTCTTGGCCTTTCGCTTCTTACCGCGAATTTCTGAGGCAGTCTTAGGGGCGGACTGGGAGCTTCCACCACCACCGCCACCGGACAGGTTTCCTGCACTCGGGGGGTTACTTGGTCTACGAGGCATATATCAATCCTTTCTTCTGTTTATTAGAACGGTTCTAAACTTAGTCCGAAACGGTCCTGTATGGGTTGTTTGAACACTGATCACAGTCACCCGGATCCCCGCAACACTCCCAATCCTCGGAGGGTTCAGGGTCTACATGGTCTACATAATTAATATCTTCCATATCTATCTCTCAGTTTTTATTGGGGGGTGGTGGGTGGTGGTCATCTCAGAGAGTATTAGAGAATATTAGAAGTACCTAAATCCCCCTATGGGGTTCACTTAGATCCAGAAGCCCCCCTTACCCCCCATTGGGAATAAGGAAGGACTTCATCTAAGTGAATTTCACTTGAGTCCGTCAGCCCCAGATACGCTCTGTATCCAATAGTCACCCTATTAGAATTTATGCTCACATCCATCTGTCACCAAGGGGTTTACGGCCAATGGCTGATTCCATGAATTTATCGAGCTGTTTTTGGATCTCCCGGTCTTTCCGGGACTTGATCTGGGAGTCCACATCTTGGGCCATTTGGTCGGTCCAATAGGACACCGCCATTGCCAAGACATCCAGACGGTCATCATGGGCGAGGGCTCCTCGGTGTCTGGAGACCCGGCTCATTTGATACATCAGTTGGTATCTCAATGCTTTCTCTGGGGGTAGATGCCTCGTGCTGTCGTAGTCCCTCTCGACCACCTTGCGGTCAATCACGAGCCGGTGGCTGTTCATGACGGGCTCCAGCGTGTCACAGATCCGCTTCTCCTTGGAGGTGCTGTGTTTGACCTCCTCACACGCCACCCGGTAGATCTTCGCCAAGACCGGCTTCAGGAGCTGGGTGAACATGCCATCCCCAAAGTTGGACTCGATGTGGACCAGATTGACTTCCTGCTCCTTTGCGATCATCGCCAGACGCTTCAGGGTGTCCTCGGAGTATCCCCCGGGGAGCCCTCCCGCATCTGTGACGAACAGGAACCCGTTCAACATCTTGACCACCGCATACGCCGTCTCATCCGCCCCTCGACCACTGGGGTCAATAGCGAGGACAGAACCCGTGTACGGGGCCCAAGAACCGTCACCTAGCGTCACAGGCCCGTAGAAGCGATCTCCCGGCAGTCCTACGTTGGGAAGGTCCTGCACCATGTTCTCTGCTGAAGCCGCCCAGATGGGCTTCTGGGGCCCCTCACGGGGATTCAGTGACATGATGATCAGATCACTGAGTTTCAGCGGGTATCGATCGAGGTCGCTCAGGCTCGGGTCCAGCATGAACTGGAGGGCGAACCCGGTCCTCCCGTAGGAGGCTTCTCGCTCCATCAGATCTTCCGCATCGAACCTCTTGGGGTCCGTGGGTTGACCGATAATCTCTTCGTCTTCCTGTAGCTCCTCGATGATCTTGGGAGCCAGTGTGTCTCCGTAGCGTTTGATCTGACTGTTTTTTGGATATCTTGCGGGCCAGATGCGACTCGTGAACCCTCTTTCTTGCAATGTCGTGTATATTGAAGCCTCAGTTTGGGGAGTCCCAAGGAATAAGATATTCCCGTCCGGTTTCAATACCGCATCGAACTCCTTGATAGCCTCGCTGAGTTTGTCCCTCATGGTGGAGGTTTGAGAGTTGGTCAATGATTCAACATCATCCGCAATGATTAGGTCGGCTCTAGCTCCAGTGATCTGGCTTGTGATGCCTTTGGAAACCACCGATGGAGCGTGAGAGGCTGGGGCAGGACCCACATCAAAAGCGATCTTGGAGTTCCTCTGGTTTTCCGTGGGCTTCAAGTGACGGAGTATTTCCATCTCCGTGATGAGTCTCAACGTGAAGGTGCTGAAATCGTCTGCCCGTTGTTTTGAAGCAGACACCACAAGAATGTTCTTAGTGGGATCCAGAAGGAGCTGATGACACACATACGCAGAGGTGATCCATGACTTGCCAACCCCTCGGAAAGCCTGAACAACTCTCCTCTTGGGCCCGTTCTGAATAAACTCCGCAATGTCATATTGAATAGGAGTAGGGTCTGGTAGGTTCAGATGATCCCACGCCATAAACAGGAAATTGCGGAAGTCCGAAAGTTGTGTAAGTACGTTATGATTCACCACTTAACTCTGTCTGCCCAGTACGCTGCGGACATATTTCCCTTCTTGATATTCCGGCGATGTCTCGCTTTGAAGGACGCTCTCTTTGCTTTCATCCGATCTGACTCTCCCGCTTTGGGCTTGCCTGCGGTTTTTGCCCCTTGCTCTCCAAACCGAATCAGCTTGAGTTTGTGATCCTTTTGAGCGAGAACAACATGAGACTTCTTTGGATGGTTGGGCGTTCTCTTCGGCTTATTGACTCCTTTGAGTCCATGCTTTTTAATCATCAATGATCTTCGATTTGAGTGTGCCATATCATCCTCTCTTCTTGATCTTTAGTTTGTTTCGACGTTTTCCCCCAGCGGTAATGGAGTATTTTCGGTAGGGTTTTCGGCTCGTCTTCTGACTGGCAGCGGACCGCTTCTCAGACTTACTCATCCGATCTGCAACTGACTTGGGGCGACAAGCGGGGTAGGGGCGACTCGAATCCTTCGATGACTTTCTCCCACAGGGCTTGCCCGTTTTGATATCTACCCAGTTCTCTTTGAACCACTTTCTCAGGCCGCCGGTATACGCCATTACTTGCCTACCTTCTTCATCGCCTTTCTGTGTGCTTCAGTGAATGAAGAGCCCTTGATCATCAACTTACGCATCATCGACATATGACGCGGTGTGTGGTGTTCAGAATGCTTCTTCATCGTCTTCTTCTGTCTTGGTGTCAGCTTGCTCATCGCCATCTACCTCCTTCTGATTTGTATTTCTTTGCAGCCCAAGCATTAGCGTATGCTGATGGGTAAACGTCAAACTTTCTCTTAGCAGCCGCCTTCGCCTTCGACCACAGTGCCGGGTTAGTAGGTACGGGCTTGCTGCTCTTCTTTTTGCTTTTTGAGATCTTCAAACTCTTACGACTCATGCAACTTCCTCGATGTTGAATGGAAGTGACTTTGCGAGATTGGCAAGGGGCTCACTCTGGTTTGCGGTAGCGTCAATTCCATTATCCTTCAGGAATCCACGGGCCACATTCAAGTCGGCTGCGTTCGCGTCCCCAGAAAGAACTCGATCAAGCAGCTCCTTTGCAACCGCTTCGTGCAGTTCGCTGAGAATTTTTTCCTTTTTATTCATCATATTTTCCCTTCAATAAAGTTCATTACAAATGCGGCTAAAGCTCCTGCCGCAGCGGAAGCCCCCAGTAACCATGCTTTGGACTGCTCAAGATCGCGGAGGCGTTTATCGTGGCGATCAAGCTCCTCATCGTGGACCGCCTGCCGGGTAATCAGGGCATCAACTTTGCCCTCAAGGCGGCCCAGTGCGATCAAGATTTCGTTGTCCATTGTTACCTTCCTAAACCCCCAACTAAGTGAGAAGTTTATATCCCATAAATGAGCTTCCAAATGTCGCCGTGCCGCCCTCTACAATCGGGTTGGTTCCGTTGACTCCCGCATACACCTCGTAGTAATCTCCTTCAGAAGAGTCTTCAATACATACAAGATTAAGGTGCGCCCTCTTGATCCCGTTTGCGGGGACATGCTGATTGACTTGCTTATAGGCCGCCCCATTCTTGTAAAGGTAAGCGTCCATTGAGGCCGCATCCGTAGCACTGTTTGCCACATGAATATCAAATGAAATGAAATACTTGCCCGCCTTACCGGAGGGGACAGTGAATCTGTAATTGGACGAGTTATCAAATGCGTTATCCGTGTCAATCACCTCAGTGTTAAACTGAATCTTTGTCAGTCCGCTGGCGGCCTGATCCGCACTGAGCTGAACACTAAACATCGGAGTGTTGGTTGAAGTAGACGGGATATAGATCGCTGGGATCTTTCCCGTGCTATCACACTGAATAACCTTGTTTGCGTTTGAGCTTGAGGTTGATGATGAGACGATTGACGCTTTATCAGAAGTCTTTACAACCCCCGTGGTCATTCCCGATCCCACTTTGGTAGTCATGGGTGTGTTCCTTGTAAATTATTTTTATCCGAGTTCTACTGCGAAGAAAGTGTGAGGAAAAACAATATGGCTAATCAATGCGGTACTAACTCGACCTTGAAAAGCTAGATCGAACACCATGGGTGTGGAAGTGTCAAAAGTTTCAGACAGAATGAATAGTCCATTGTTTGAAAATCCAAACTCGGCAGCGGTCGAGAGAATTCCCTCTGCACTATTTGAATTTTTCCAATCAATGATTTTTGTGAACAGAATATCAGAAGAAGAAAGCGTAATTTCTGTGTCCGCTCCCCCTTCTGCACCTCTCACAACATGGCATTTAAATCCCATGTTGTTGCCCTCGCCTAGGCCAGCAGTAACAATGTTTCTTTTGACAGCCCCGTCATATACGAAGATAATTTTTGAGTCAGACTTCTTGGGTTGAATTGTGATCTTTTTGTCTGCCAGTCTGACTGAGCTGTTTGTCAGGGTGGAAGTCGTGCTTTGATTGGTCGCCTCTACGATCTGGAGGATTCTCAGAGTATCTGTTCCGGCATACTGGAGAGCCCCTGAGATGATATTAAGGTTTCCGCTGATGCCCCCGGTCAAGGTTGAGGACCCGGTTACTTCCAAAGTTCCCCCGACAGATGCATTTCCAGAAGCGGTGGACCCGACGAAAGACGCATTTCCATCCTTGTCTACAGAAGCGAGAGTGGTTGAGGATTCATCAATCCATTTCTGTAGGTGTCCGGTCTGAGATCCAATTCTCTGAACAGTCAGAGATGTATCCGTTCCCGACTCCGCCTTCACTGGCTGACTGAGAATGTGCCTAGAGATGCCAAAGTTTCGGACATGGACCGCGACCCCATCGGAGACTGCCGAAGCTCCTCCAGTAAGGGTCAATGTATATGTCCCCCCAACTTCATTTACAACGTATGTATCTGGAGTCTGAATAACTCCATCGACCTCAATGATGTAAAACTCATCGTTTGTTGCTGTTGGTGTGGGGCTTGTCAAAGTAAAGACCCGGTCACTGCCACTCACATCTGAGCTTGCGGTAGTGAATGACCAAGACTGAGGAACTGACGCCGCCGAACCATACAGAGACAGGCCATCTACATAAGACTTCGATACCGCATCGTCATTGTTTGATCCGAACCCGAGGTTCTTGATGATCTTCCCACCAGCATCAAACTTGTCATCGGTATCTACCGGCAGGGAACCAATACCACCATCAACATTTTCTTGAACAGCAAACAGTAGCTGCTTGTTCTGCTCATTCAGATCCCCCGCCTTCAATACCGAACCGTCTGTGAAAGTTCTAGTTACCGACCCGATTTCTGTAGTTCTTCCGATGCGGACAATATTATCCGCGGCGAGAGTGATGCCGGATATAACCACGTTTAAGACCGAGCCCGACTCCGTGACCGTAAAGTCCGATGAGGACAGCGTGGTCTTTGTTCCATTGGTCTCTGTTCGGATTACATAGATATCATCAGTATTGATGATTTCCAGAGGAACATTATTGAAGTTTCCTCCGACCTGTTCGGGTGTCAAACCTCCGCTCAATCCAAAATCAATGTAGCTATAGGGTGGTGTTGTTGGCATTTTTTAGTCCTTCTCTGGTATGTTCAATGGGTTAATCAAGAATTGATTAACTGCCTGATCAATCCCGGGGATTTTAGTGAACCATAGAAGGGATTGAAAGTTTCTTAAATCTTGTTTACTGAGTTCATCAGTACCGTTAATCGCTCCAATTAATTCCCGACCCGCCGGAATAGCTCTCTCGAAAATCACTGAATAAGGAACGGATCCATGCAAAGGATCGATGCCCAGTCCGGTAGTCCTCATAGATGGGTCAAATACGGGCTCCTTCCCAAGTAGATGAGCTGTGGAGTCAACCAACATCGGGAAGATTGTTGAATAAGAGCTTTTTAGAACCCCAGCAGAAAGGATGTATTCTAGTGACAGCCGCTTATCTAAATATGCTTTGCGATCATTTTCCTCCATGCCCATCGCTCTGTAGTGGGTCTGGAGAATATAGGCTTGGGAACCGAGACCACAAGCTGCAATAATGTTGGCCGCTTCAATAGCGTCTCCTCTAGCAATGCCCGCAGCAAGTTGCTTTGTCTTGGAGACAAGCATGAAGGTTCGGTATTGACCGAGCAGCCTGCCAACAGGAGTGGTCCAAAATTCGGGCATCTCTGAGTAAGACTGCCTCTGAACGGTTTGATCAACGTGCTTTCTCAGGGCGACCCCAAACTTTTGGAAGATGTATTCATCTTTGAAAGCGTCGGGGTTGAATGATTTGACTCTCCCCCCAAAGATTCCACTTTTGTATTCAATAGCTCCGGGCCTTTCAAAAGCCTTTTTAAGTCGGGCGACATCATCTTCATTCAATCCCATCTGCTTCAATCGAACAGATGAATTATTCCAGCCGCCGTTGCTGAACTTGACCTTTCCGTCTTTGCCTGCCTTGAAAGTCATGTTCACGAAATTTTGAAATGCTGCTCGTCCGGCCCATCTACGAAGCATGGTGTCCATAGGCATGACACCCAGAGGATTCATGAATGAGACAGCCTGACCATAATGAAGGTATCTAGTTACTCGGCCTTTAACGTAGTCAGAATCAAATCCAGAGTCATCGATGACTCTCATGAAATGGTCGCCCTTGCTGTAATCCCCGGCGATACCAAACGAAGTTTCCAGCATTGATCCAAGGTCATCAATTTCTTCAAGCCTGTTTAGAGAGATACCCTGCCTTCCAGTCCTCAATTCTTTGATGCCCATAGAATAAATAGTCAAGAGTTCTCGGAGACTGGGCATTTGCTGAAATGCGGCTCTAACTCCGTTGCGGAGTACAACACTTGCAAGTTCGGAAATCTGAGCGAAGCCTAGAGTCATTCCGATGGTCGCCTGAGAAAACGCATTTGAAGCGTAAATCCATCGCATGTGTTTTGGTTTAGAGTCTGGATACAGCGACATCCCAGAAAGCTCTCTTAGAACCCTGTCAATAGTCTCTTCGACGTACTCTTTTTCTTTTTCATTAGTGATGCCAGAACTAATCTTATTGATTACATCCTGTCTAGTTGTTGTGCCCGGGTCAAACCCGAGCTTTTCAAGACCAATTCTGGTTTGAGATCCCCCGACGATCGACTTGACGTACCGTGAAGTAAGCTGAATCAGATCATTATCGAAAAACTCGTCAATAGAAACCCCCGTCTTTGGGTCCACAAAGGTCTCATTCATTTCAATACGTCTCTTAGCGAAAGAAAGGTGAGGCTCAGAGTTTATCTTCGGAGAGATCAACTCCATAAAACTATCGACTTCCTCCTCGGGAATGCCATCATTCTTGAGTTCGCCCTTCATTTTTTCGAGAACTGTTTTGGTTGCAGCGTTGCTTCTTACCAAATCAGGATTGTTCCCAAACTCATAGATCCTCTTCGCAACAGCGTTTGCTTTTCCTTTGGTTACGCCCCTAGCTTTCGCATCTGGGTGATCGAGAATCGCATCACGGAAAATCCTTATTACTTCATCACTCCCGTGAGCATTGATCAGCTTAGAGAACGATGTGTGGTTGTATTTACGGGTGACATAACGAAGGTCATCGGGGATTGATTCCAGAGGCAGTCCCCTTTTAGTCCCGTATTCCTTTACGTCCCTAAAGAATTTTCTGACAGCATCAGTAGCATCCCCCAGCGGTCCTTCAAAAACCTCTCCGCTTCGGACGGCTCGGATAATATCAATGTCCGTAAGTTTACCTCCGGCTTCCCACGCTTCTTCCTTCGCCTTTGCGATTGCTTTGCGCATTGGGATGACAAATTTATCAACATCCACCTTGGCTACATCGAGCCGAGTTAGATATTCATCTCTTCCTCCGGGCATGAAAACCTGTGCAAACTTTCTCACCGACTCCGTTTTTGACCCGAGGAATCTGTAAGCGTGAGGCGTCAAGAACTTAGCGGTGACTTGCCCTCCGAAGTTATCAATTCCTCTTGCAAGTCTCTCTCTAAGACCGATCCCGGGTTCGCGCATAGTCCGCCGTGCGGGAGCAATAATGGGAGCGATAAGGTCTTCCTCTTTGATTCCCTCTACAAACTCAGCAGGGGACTCAACGATCGTCTGGTTGTCGATCATGATGGCCTTGTCGCCCATGATGTCCGAGTCAATCTGGGTTTCTACCTTTTTCTTTGTAACAAATCCCGATACAACCGAGCCGTCATCAAGAGTCCTTGAGGCTCCCACCGTCCCCAGCTCTCCGGCATCCGCCACGAAAACCTTTCCTTCAACCTTCTCAGCTTCCCTAACTTTCTTGACGAAGTCCTTTGCCATCGCCTTTGGATCATCAAACCCTCGATCCTTCAGGATTGAAATTGCTTCTTTGAGTTGATCAGTATCTTTGTTCTTAGCGGTCCCGAGTTTCCAAAGTAGCTTTTCAAATGTTCCCTTGAGTTTTACTTTGGACCCACGAACAGTGACTGTCTTTCTAAGATCGAGGCCGGCTGGGAGTCTGGGAGCGTCTACAGTTACGATCTCTCCCGATTTGCCTGCTTCGGTTCTAGCAGCAACAATCGAGTCAATGATTCTTTCTGTTGACCCTGTTTCCCTAGCACCCACCCGTTTCGCCATTGCGACTAGAGCGGTTCTTCCTAAGTCTTTTACCTCTCTAAGAACCTGAGCCTTGACTTGGTCTGGAGTTGCCGTGCCTTTTGTTCTAGATTCTAGAAGGTCATTTCTGATTTCCTTCACAGAACGGAACACCGATCGACCCTGTTCGTTCTTACTGTGAGTTTTTACTCCTGCTTCCTTCGCCTCTCTCATCAAATCTTTTCGGCTGAGACTAGAAATCCGATCGAGTTCTTCGGTAGGCTCCACAACCCGAACTGAAAGGCGGACAATCTCCCTCAACGCTTCCGCTGATTTAGGGTCGCCCGCTTCTTCCGCAGCCTGAGCTGTTGCTCTGACTTGTGCGGTTGCAGAAGCTCTTTCAATATCTCTGATGAATAGGTGAGGCTTCCACGCCCCCAGACCCGCCGAAAGCGATGACGAAGCTCCAAGAGCAATCATCACATCGGTTGGACGCATGGTTTTATCAAGAGCGTACCGGGTAGCCTCAAGGGGGACATCGACAGCAAGAGCCACTCCCGCAGCTCTAGCGGCGGCCCTCATGCGGGTTGCTCTGGTAGCAATCCCCGCCGCAGCCCCTGCCGGTCCTAAAATGGCTCCTCCCAAAACAGAAAGTCCGACAGCTTCCGCAGCCCCAGCAAACATGCTGAGACCTAGACCTGTAGCGAACCCTAGGCCCCCTCCCGAAAAAAGTTCTTTCCTACTTTGTTCGGTGGCTCTAATCTCATCCGTCTGAAAAAGAAACTCAGCAAAAGAATCAGAAGATGCTGCTGCCCTTCTCGCGGACTCGATATCTATATCACCAGCAAACTTTGCAATATCTTCTTCAGTTACCCGGTACCCTGTGTCCCGAAATCGGGGGGAGGAGATCTCTCTTAAAATCTCTCCGATGACAGTCTCGCTGGCGAGAGCATTTCGAGCCTTGCCGAATATCCCGATATCTTGATCGGCTTGAAATTGATACCTGCGTCGAAGTTCCCTATAGGATTCTAATCTAGGGCTTGCGGGTACAAACTCTTGATTTGATGACGGTTCGCTTATGAAATCAGGAGCCAGCTCATTAATCATATGTTGGTCCTCCCCCTTGATACTCCGGATTTCTTTCTAAGAAGTTTTCATATTCTGTATTGGGATTTAATGAGGGGATATCAAACACTCGCCCTAATTCCTTTTCATCAGTAACAATCCTCGACAGGTTGAATACTTCTTCCCTCGTCCAGTAGGAATTTAATTCTCGGCTTTCTCCTTCCTTCCGGTTCAAGATTACTCTTGGAGTCCCGCCCAGCGTTTCCGAGGTGACAATGAGTTGGAAATACTCCATGTTTGGACTTACAGGGACAAACTGAACGGACGTAAATTCCTCTTCCCTGTAGGTTCGTTCTTCCTCGTAATACCACCGAGGACCCTTTTTATCAAAGTTTTCAGCAGCACGAGAAAAGACAGCCTTGTTGCTGCCGGTATAGCCAAATCGCTCGAAAATGGGCCTATCAAAGTTATATCTATTTGTATCTACCCTTTTGATAGACGGGCCAATTCCGGGATGAAAAGCTCTAAATCTATATCTGTAAGATCTGATCGCACCTTTAGTAGCAGCCTCAGCATCAAATGGAGATGCGGCCCCTTGTGAAGCGTGTACTTTAGCGTGGAGCATGACTACATCTCTGACATAGGATGCGCCTTCCAACGTGTTTACATTTTCATCTACGATGACATTATCAATAACAGAAGTCACGTCTTTAGGAATTGTTATTTCAACGCCATTCATTTTAGCCATTGCCTGAAGCGCGTATTCCGGGGTGGTCCCCACACGACTTCTCAGGTGGTCGTCTTGAAACATTAGGTCGAAGTTTTCGTAAAACTGCTCAGTGCTTGCATCCATCGATACCGCACCTGCTGCTTTAAGAATTGCATATGCCCTATAGGTAGACATAAATGAAGGGACTTGCTCCTCAAAAGGCCTTATGTCCGTCTCCTGTGCGTATTGGTTGACTCGCTGAGCCGCTACAGCGAAAAGATCATTCAATTCGCGGGAAGGCATTCCCGTTTCTGCGGAAGCTCTGGCGATCTTAATTTCCATAGGGTCCTGAGAATTATCTTGAGACACGGCATCGTCAATGATTCGCCTTTCAACTTCATTAATGATTGACTGTCTTGGGATTCTTCTGGGAGCCAAATTAGATCCGTCTGGGGGATTGACGATGATGCTGTCTGAATCGGCCTCTAAAACGTATGGGCCGTAATTCATTTCTCCGTTTTCAAACGTATTCCTAATAAGGTTTCCAAGAGCGAATTCGGTAGATGAATTTGAAACAGCCAACTGTTGAATGAGAAGATTTTCAATTGATTCTGTGATGTTATTGGTGTCCGCCCTAAAATCACTTGCCCGCATCTCCTTGACCTGCTGAATTTGAAGAGAGTCAATTCGATCTTTTTCCAGCAAGTAACGAGACTTGATCTCGCCGGAGTTCAAAGGAGATCTGGAATCGGGAGGTCCCGTCTCTACAGAATTCAAAACATCTTCAGCAAACTTCGATAACTGTCTATTGCTTTTAGCAAGTTCGATCAACTGAGAGCCGACAATCCTGTTCATCGAAGTAGAAGAAAGGAGCTTTCCTCTTCCTTGATCCAACAGGTTCTCAATAGTGGCGACTGCCGTGGACACCTGTCTTTGACGATACTGTTCATCAGTCTCGCCAATGATATTGACAGTTTGATAGAGATCCTCTTGTTGCTCATTCTTGAATGGGATAATTACTCTATCGGATTCAACAACCGTGTTTCTGTGGAGATCTTGTGAAGTAAGAACCGCATTAGTGACTCCGTTAGATAGATCCCTCTGAGCTGTTTCGATAGCCATGCCTGATATAGAGGTGCGCTCTTTAGATAGCAGAAACTCTTTTTCAAAAGCGAAAGCCGCAGCAAGCTCTGCTCGGTATACATCGCTCCTCGGTCCTCTGTAGGCTGTCGCAGCATCCGATTGAAGCCCATTCAATACCGACTCATAAGCGTCGATATCAGATGCTGAATCCCCCGCAAGAATCTTGACCCGCTCTTCGTTGTAGGTCTTTTTCAACAGGGCTACTCGCTGTCTAGCAGCGGCTTCCGCCATCGAAGAGGAAAAACGGGGGTGGTCAAGGGCTTCGATTTGTCCGTCTGAGAGTGCCTTGGTAAAGGTCAGAGATTCTTTATTTGACCAGTCGATGTAAGCAGCGAGCTGCCGACCCTCGATCTCCAGCATCTCGTTGTATTCTTCCTTGGCGAAGGCGAGTCCCCTGATGCTCTGAGACAGTCCCCCGAAAGACCTTGCAAGGTTTGCCATGTCTCTTGCACCCTGATCATTTACAGGGGCGGGGATGTCAGGACCGCGAGGAGGTCGGGCAATCGAATTAGGAGCAGCGGGCATACCGGCAGCCCCCGCAATCTCTGCGGTATCTACGGGACGAGCGACGACCTGTGGTGTCACATTCGGCAATCCCGGTTGGGGTCTTTTAGCCATTGGTTACTCCATTAAACATTATTTTTATTACGGCGAAATGGGGATATTAATTTGTGCAATATCACTTAAGCCTAAGACTGAAGTTTCTGTAGGATTGCCCAATCCTCGTGCGGCTGATAATTGATATCCAGTAGTGACCCCACCAAGGATTCCACTCGCTCCCTGAATAAGGAACGGGGTCATTGAGGGGGCTTGGTACTGAGGCATCCCAACAACCCGCTGGGGGGCAACAGTATCCACCGCCTGCATGGGCGAAGGCATCAATCTATTGATTTGGTTCTGTGCAGACGCCCTCATGGCAATCAATTCTCGTTGTGACTGGGCAATCCGGTTTCGTAGGTTGTTGAAGCTGATGTTGGCATACTCTGCCTCGGCCCTAGCGAACTGCTGCTTTGCGAGTGCAATCGAGTTTCCAGTAGTCCCAGTCTCCGAAGCGGCTACGGTAACAGCCGACGCACCCTTCTGTGCGTTTCGACTTGCCCGATCAATACCAGTCAACGTCTGAGAACGGGACTGCTCGATCTGCTCAAACACCGCACCGTACTGAGCTTCAAGACTATCACCGATGTTCTCGGCATTACTGTAGTAGGTATCAGATTGATACTGAGCAAGACGCTGCTGGTAATCAATGGCGAGTCTATACCTCTCATTGTTATACGCGGCCACTCGATTCGCATGTTCGTTTTGAGCTGCCGCCTGTCGATACTGAGAACGATATCTCGCATCGGCCTGACGGTTTGCAGCAGAAGCAGACGATGCAGCTTGTGCAACCCCAAGACCAGCGGTAGCCACTCCCAAAGTAATTGATACAGGATCACACATGATTTAACCTCGCAAATTCATAGAATGTTCTTTTATTTGGGCCGTGAGTTATTTCTCTAATAAACTTGAATCCCAACCATTTGATCCACTTTATGTGGACCTCGTTTCTCTTATCGACAATGTTACACACCATTTCATAGGGCTCAATCAAGATCGGGAAGAACAACTTCGTCCACTTCAAGAATGATATCGGAGCCCCATCAGTCACATCATCAGTTCCCAGAAGCCAGATAGATCCCCATTTTGGGTTCTCTTCAAAGGGGACGACACCAAACATCGCCATCGGAACTCCTTGATACTCGCCCGTATATGAGTGAGGCTTGGAGCCGAAGAAACTCTCTTCGATTGCTTGCTCCGGTACACGACCCAAGGCTTCTATTTCATCTAGGTCTGCTTGACGTAGGTTTTGAGAAATGAAGCCGACATCTTCATAAACAGAATTCCTAGTGATCATATCATTCACGATTGAATAACAGGACGGCAGAGAACTCTTGTAGCCCATCATCAATGAATCAATAGGTCTGCTGTTGGAAGAAGCACTGATCTCCATGCAATCAGCTTTTCGCATGTGCGTAGATACATGGATTAGATCTTCAGGCAGAGACTTTCTAATGTAAGTCATACAGTCTTCTGGGATCGGGAAGTATAGAAAGCCTCGAACTCGATTGATTGGATATTACTGGGCAATGGTGAATCATTCAAGATTTCTATCTTCACGTTTGTGGACTCGGCGAACATGGGGAAACGGAACTTGCCAGTCTCAGATGGAACCGATCCAAGGAAGCCTCCGGACGAAAGGAACCTACCGCTAAAGGGATACTCGACCGGATCAGTAAACTGACCCCCTCCGGTCTTGGTGCTGTATCGGACCTTGAAGAATGCGGTCTCATCAAAGACAACCGTCATGTATCGCAATTGGTGTCTCCCCACGGAAATCATCTCATAACCCCCGCCGTCTTTAGGACGCTTCAGTACGGGAGTCGTAAGCTCATATCGCATGGTGTAGGGCAGACCCACAAAGAACACTTCGCTCGCGGTAAACTCCTCGGATAGGGTTACCGTGTTGGTTCCTTGAGATTCGATAGTACGCACTTCCCCGGTTGAGTCGCAGACCTGAACTGTATCTCCGCTCTCAATATCGTAAGGAAGATTGATGACAGTTCCTCCGGCAGGAGATCCGGCACCATTACCAATAATCTTTGCTCTTCGATCCAACAGGGTGGTGTACTCAGCTCCCTCATCCACCAGACCTGTTTGAAGATCCATTCGCTCAATAAAAGTCTTAGATCCCCGCTTGATGATCATGAACATCGACTGCTGAATGAAATCGATATCAATCAACTCGCAGTTAGAGAACGTGAACTTGTACCAAGCCGACTGAAGACGCCCTCTCTCTGTTGAGAAATACTTGTAGAAGTACAGCTCATTGGTTGGGTTGGAGGTTGATCCGGTTTGAGTTCTGGACAGGACTGCTAGAGTATCCTCCATAGTCGAGATCGCCATCTTTTGAATCTCACCCGCGATGTACTTCGGAGCTTGAGATGTAACTTCGACAGCGTCAAAGTTAATGTCGGTCTCGTTAGTTTTGAAATACTCTCGGATGCCACTAAAGCTGCCGCGATTGAAAGCAAAGAATAGGTTGCCGCCCGACCTTACCGGGTTGACTCCAGTCAGTACATCAAAGTTTGTTACAGGAGTCACTGAGGCAGTAAGCGGGCTGAGAACCCCGTCTCCTCTCAATGCAAACTGAGCCCTATCAGAGAAGAGCATGAGCCTATCACTGAAGGGGACCGATGCAGAAATCTTATTGATTTCCGTTCCACCAACTCCCACATCAATCACTGCGGTATCAAGAAGGTTGGTGGAGGTAATCCTGAAGAAGTTGAATAAGAATCCGGCTTCACTTAAAGCGCAGTTCTCACCGCTAGTGAGTGCCAGACGGTTCTTGAAAAATGAAATGGATGTAATCTTCTTACCGACGAATGAGGGCAGGGGGTTAGTGAGGTCATCCCCAGATTCTCGATCAGTAAATTTATACTGAGTCCAATCAACGCTGGAGTCATTTCCCGTACTAGGAGCTGCACCATCGGCGGGCTTCACTACAAATGTCCCATCCGCTTGACGGACAATAATTTGAGGCATAGTCCCCGCATCAAACGTGGTCTTGACTCCGGGCTTAGCGACTTCTTCCCATGAGCCTTCTTCTAGTTTGGTGTTGTCGGGGGTCGTTGCATTAGAAATAAATTTGACGTAGTAGTCATCGACCTCGGATTCAGGATCCCCCTCGATCTTCACAATCATCCCGTGTCGAGCAATGGAAGGTAAATCAGAAAAACTATTTACGGAATCTTTGATAACTTTGGAAG